TAGGCTTGGTTGTATTGTAACTATAGATTTTTCAATAGCATCAGTATTTGTAGAAGTAAAATATCTTGTGTCTATGAATTTTATGACTTTTTTATCTCTGGTTGGACCGAAGAACCAAGCTTTCATGGAAAAATTTAACGTCCAAAGTAAACTACGTCTTGTTAAAAAATCTGATTCATACAAGTCTTCGATATTGGTACTTGTCAAAATCAGAGGTATATCTATTGGATCTATGTTATCTATTAACTTTACCGTTGTTGTCCACTCAGGTTTGAAAAATGGAATTATTTGTTCCATTATTTCTGCACCATCTTCATAATTTTTTGCCATTATGCTTAATGTGAAATCTATATTGTAAGGTGTTGGTGAATATTGAAAATATGATTTTTCTGGGTTATCGGAAGATCCACCACGAATTTTCTTTAAAGAACCTATTTTTCTGGTCCCATCATATGCCATCGATGTTATTTCAAAAGACATTCTTGGTAGTGTTATTGCGGTTTTTCTGTCAAGATTTGGATCTTGAGTCAGGCGCGCAAGAAACTTTTGGTATGGCCCATAAGATATAGGAACTATCATACTTTGAACTTTTACACCCTGTTGGTCTAACCTTTCAATAGTTATTTTATTGAAAATAGATCCGAACACCGCAACATATTTTTTTGTTGTCCCATTGTAAAAGTGATTAACTAATGCCATTTTTATTGCCTATCTATATTTTACTGTCTGTTGGGCTTGTTATTATCTCGCTGAATGGATCAGACTCAGAAAAATCAACCAAATCTTTACTTTTTTCTTCGTAGAATATGTTTTTAGCAATAGGGTCAATATCAAATAGTGTTTCTAAATCGTCCACATTGTCTGTTCTATATTCATTATAATGCTCGTCAATATATTCCACACCTGTAGCGAATCTTTCGTTTGAATATTCAAACAGTTCGCACTTCAGATCATATACTTGTAAGGAACCAAATTGATAAAATACAGATTCATGCTCAACAAAAGTGATCTTGAAGAATTTTTTATTCAATGGCATGTAAACCAAATCACCTTCTTTTGGCCTTGTCAGATTTACATCTAACCTTGTCGCATGTCTTTCAAATGTACTGACCGCGACCGTAAAAGTTGCTTGGTCTCTTATTTGTAGACCAAAACGACTAAGAAAATCGCCTTCCCCCTCGAACCCATCTACAGATTTTACATATACTTCCATTTGGTAAGCTGCGTCGAAAAATGAAAGCCTGTCTTCATTCAAAATATCGTCAAATTCACTAATTTTTCTTGTGACGTAAAATGTGTCCACCCCATAGATTTGTATTGACTCTACTACAAGATCATCATAGAGATTTTGCGTATTTGAATGATCGGTGTTTTGAAAAAATACATTAGTCGCCATTTTTTGTGCTATGCTTTCATTTTTGGGTGTTGGTGCATGTAAAATAAGTTGAGATTTTGCATTTTATGTGTTGACAAGTTTGAAAATCCTGGTATAATCAATGTTAATGGGTAGAAGGTGAAGTAACCTGAAGTTTATTTAAGTTTTCTATTTTGAAATATTCTAACAGATTTATTTTCGTCACTCAAAAACCTACAAATTATCCCGTGAAATTATACACCATTGGCTGTAGTGAAGTTATGGCTTGTTCTTCTAATGCTCTTCTTTCTTCTCTTGCATCATTCAATATCTGTTCGCCATTGAACTGAATACCACCGACAAGTTGGGCATTTGTATACTTAGTGATATTTGTACCATATTGTTCTTTAATAAGAGCAGTTGCATAATTTTGTAACCATCTGTCACTCCACATATCCATATATTGATTGCCGTCAATAATATCATAAGCTTCAATTATCACATAAGAACCAACTACAAGTCTGCTCCATTGCATATCTATTTGGAGCCTGTTGATATGCTTGTTGTATCTTATCATCGGCACACCAACTAGAAATTCTTGCATCATTCTAAGATTCTGCATAGACATATAGTAGTTTTGTATATTGTAACCAGTCATGTCATTTATGTTGTTGAGAACGAATTGATAAGTCACGTTAAACATGCCTGTGCCAGATGATATAGAAGTACTCAAATCAAAAATTCTTACGACACCAAGAAGTCTTTCTGGGGCTTCGATATACTCGCGATCAATATCTTCTTGTGTTATTTGGTGTTTGATGTAAATCAATTCACTACCATTGTAATGATAATCATTCCAAAATGATATGGCCTCATCAACCCTGTCATCAATTTGCTCATCAGATACGTTAATCTGAACAACAGGATGTCCAAGTTTCCTTAGACAAAATTGTTTGAATTCATTTTTTGTTTGTGGTTTAGCCATTTACAACACCCCTTTTCACTTATTTATATAAAATAAGTGTTGTCTTTTAATGATACGTTAAGTCTTTCAAATGTGGCCTTCTGTACCATCATGTTGCTTGTTATGTGGGGTACTTGCCCAGAGCCCCTACATAGCGCCCTACGGCCAATTCACGCACTGTCACGCGCATGTATCAGTATCTTCTATAGCCTCTTGTTCATCACACCCTTTAGTTTCTATTATGAAAGGTGACTTCACCCATTCTTTTTTCAGAAAGAATGTCTGTTGATCTGTGTTTACGTCTATCTCACTTAGTAATATTACTTCCATGTTGAGCTACCTCCTATTTATGACTAAATTTAAAATCCTGTATGTTTGCTCCTAACAAAATCAAGATCGTACAATGAGTAACTAATATCAACTTTTTCACTTTCAAAAGGTGTTGCGTTCGGCTGTACATTTCTCCAACCGATACCCCATTTTCTTGTCAAATAATCAATGTTCATTAGGTTAGATTTATCAAGAATATTTTTAAGATTTGGATCTGATTTTTCAGTTTGTCTACCATGCTCGTAATAATCTTTTGCTTCACCAGTACCATGCAAATAAGTGTGTTTTAAGCCGACTATAGACTTAATGCCTTTGTTCTTCATTCTCATTATGTAGTCGGCATCTTCACAATAAGCTGGATAAGTATTCTCATCAAAAAGTCCAAGTTGTTTTACTGTACTTTCATGTATAGCAAATAAATCCCAAGCCCCGATACCAAAGTCTCCTGAATTAGGGTGAATAGTACCTACAACATCGCTGCTTAACATTATACCATGCATTTCTTTCAATAACCCAGAATTAAATGCCACATCATCATTTGCTATAATCCAATATGGCGAGTTCATATAGCATTTTATGATAAGATTCCAAGCGCCTCCACATCCGATGTTTGAAGGCATATGTACAACTTTTATATTATCAATATAACGATGCTTCATCTTAACAATCATATTTAGTTCTTCATCTAATAGACCCCTACCATTGTTGTTGATTATCACAAAGTCTTTCACAGGATAATCAACGCTCAATAACAATCTATTGACCCAATAACTACTATTTACAACCGCTGTACCAATAACAGGTATTTTATCCACTATATATCCCAAACATATATTTTTCAGCTTTTTTTGTGTCATCACCTTTTACTGTAAGTTTTTTGATTATGTCAGCATCTACAAGATCTGGATGTACAAACCAATCTTCATATGGCCTAAAATCATCCGGTGATATATTAGATGCTACTAACACATATCCGTAAGACTTCAAAAATGCTCTTGCTTTTTCTCTTACGTTAGTATGTGGTTGTGCATAATGGTCATGTTCGAATGTTATAACTGAAAATTTATAAGTATCAAACGGCATGGAATAAAGAACTTTTAGAGATATATCTGCTGGATCTACATCAATTTGTAGATAATCTATATTAGAAGGTAAATTCATTCCAGCAAAATACCTATCGTAATTTATCGTAGTTGCATCTTTTAATATAGCAGTATGGCTTCGTTCGTTACTATGTTGCGCAATGAAATTCTCATCTATATCTAACGAAAGTCCACTCCATCCAAATTCTTTTTCCAACAGATATGTATTGTTACCATATGAAGGATGTCCTGCCCCGATTTCAACATATGACCCGTTTCTTTTGCCATTAGTTGCTGTCAAGACAAACATATCTTGGTATGCCTCTGAGTAGTTTCTTTTTACGTTGTCTACACCTTCAAACCCAATGGAAAGCTTTGGTAACTTAGAAGGTTCATAGTTGATAAGTGACTTTGTATTAAAAGCACCCATATTGATAAGATTATTTCTTACCGAAGTTTTATATTCTTCTGGCATATCATAGTTCATATGGAGATCAAGGAATATGGTTTTTGTTTCCTCATTGAGACCGTTCCACCAACCCATAATTCCTTTTTGAAATAGTAGTTCGTACTTGCCACGGTAATTTACAGAATGTCTGAGACTATCCCCATCAAATTCGCAAACTGTAATAGCAATAGAACATAATGTGTATGAATCCATATATCTTCCATGATTGGCTTCGTTGTGTTCTTGCATTTTACTCAAAAGAAAGTAGGCTTCTGGTCTTTTTGGCAAAATTGATATTGCTTGCTGTAACATTCCTTTGACTGTAAATCTACGTGTCCCTTGCATTTCAAAGCAATTCGCGCCATGTAACAGACATTCATATCTTAATAACAAGTCGTCTGTTCTTTCCGCTGTCCTGATGTAATACGATACCGCAGAAGCAGTTTGCCCAATATTATGATAATACCTTGCAAGTGCAAAATTTGTTTCGGGATCATTTGGCGAACACACAAATTGATTGAGTAAAGTATCTATCATAGTATAATTATTCCTA